AACTTTGCGGACCTGAGCACGGTTCTGTCAGCGATCACGCCCGCGCTGTCTGACAACGGGCTAGCTCTTGTGCAGTCGTTCGAGCTGCAAGACGGAGACGACGTTTTGCTGTCTACGCTCTACCACACCAGCGGCGAAAGCATCCAAAGCCGTGCCCGCTTGGTGCGCGTCGAGGGCGCAGGCGGACGGCAGAACCCGCTGCACCTGTGGGGCGGCTCGGTGACCTACCAGCGGCGATATGCCGCGCTTGCCCTTGTGGGGCTGGCGGCTGGCATGGAAGACGACGACGGCGATATAGCCGACCCGCCTAAGAAGCAGGCCGCAGCCAAGCGCAAAAAGGCGGAAAAGGCGGAAAAGGTCGAGCCACCTGCGGAACCTTGGGATAGCTGCGCACACGCTGATCAAGCGTTAGGCAATTGCAAGACCGCCGACGATCTGGCTCGCTGGATCGCCAAAACGAAGGCTAGCGGATTCATCGGAGTTGACCGCGACAGCCTGCTTGAGTCGTACAGCGAGCGGCGGGCGCTGGTGGGCGCATGACACGCAGCGCCGACGACAAGGCGGCGCGATTTGCGGAGGCTGCAGCACATTCGTCGGGTGTTCCGGCGTCGTCGAGCGGTGGGCATAGGGGCGGAGATGACGCCCGCCGCTCGGCGGTTTCTTTGCGTGAACTGCACTTATTCGCAGGCGCAGGCGGCGGCATCCTTGGCGGGATGCTGCTGGGGCACACGCCCGTCTGCGCTGTTGAGATCGACGCCTACTGCCGCAAGGTTTTGCAGGCGCGACAGGCCGACGGCTGGCTGCCGCAGTTCCCGATCTACGAGGACGTGCAGAAGTTTGACGGCACCGCTTGGCGTGGCCGCGTCGATGTTGTGGCTGGCGGGTTTCCCTGCCAGCCGTGGTCCTTAGCAGGCAAACACAAGGGGGCCGACGACCCCCGCCACCTGTGGCCCCAGATGGCCCGCATCGTCGCCGAGGTGAAACCAACTTATGTCTTTGCAGAAAACGTTTCGATGGCCGCACTTGAAGAACCATGGCGAGACCTTCGAGGGCTGGGCTACCGAGTCCCGCCAGCTCTCTGCGTCGCTGCGTCAGATGTTGGCGCACCGCATCTCCGCAAGCGGTGGTGGCTGCTTGCAGCAAACCTTGGCAACTCCGACAGCAACAGCAAATCAGCTCGCACCCAGCATGATGAAACACCCAGGATGCCGCGCAATGCTGCCAACGCCGACGGCCATGCAATACGGATACAACACCATCCCCGGACCTGCGGGTCAAAGACCGAGTCTGGGACAGATGGCCAAAATGGGTCAATGGCCGACGCCGACGGCGCAGGACTCGAGCAACAACGGCGGCCCAACGCAGGCCAAGCGGAATACGCCCCCCCTGAACTGTGTGGCTGGTGGCAAACTGAACCCCCGCTGGGTCGAGTGGTTGATGGGATGGCCGATAGGGTGGGTCAGTTGCGAGCACTTGGCAACGGACAAGTGCCAATGGCCGCAGCGACCGCTTGGCACTACCTGATAGAGCATGTGCAAGGGTAGGCTGTGCCCATGCGTTGCTCGCCTTACCTGTTGGCAGGGCTGATTAGCCTTGTCTGTTGCACCAAGCAGACGACCGTAACCGCGCCAGTGCCACAACTGCCGGGTTACGAGTTGGACATGGTTGGCACGGCCTACGCCGCTACATACGGCGATTGGTCGGTGAGCCTCAAGTTTGAGGCTGACCGCAGCGGGCTGGTGGCGGTGCTGTCGCGAGATGAGGACGAGCTGCGGGTGGAGTTTGCCGTGCGGTCGGAGTTTTTCCCGTTTGCCACATATTTGCCGCGCTACCTAGTGCTGACGCCTGTAGAGCCGTGGGCGTGGCAACCATACGCGCCAGCGACGGCGGCGGTCTTTGCGCCTTTGTTGCTAGATGTCTACAGCTACACGCAAGCGGGCACGGTCTGGCCTCCGTCTGGAATGGACAACATCGGGCAAAGCAACCCGCTGCACGTCTTCACGTTTGCCCGCATGCAGTAGGCACCGTCTAGTTTGCTGCGTAGCGTGTGGATATAATGCCGCCATGCCAGTGCCACCCGCAGATGTGCGCCGCACAGCTCGCAACGCTTTAGAACGCCGCCAACGCTTTGGGCGTGGTGGCACCGAGGTGGGCGTGGCCCGAGCTCGAGACCTTGCTAACGGTCGCAACATCAGCGAAAGCACGTTGCGACGTATGGCTAGCTACTTCGCCCGCCATGGTGGGCAAGATGCTGGCAGTGCTCCCCGAGACAGCGCCGCCAACATTGCGTGGGGCTTGTGGGGCGGGAGTGCTGGCGAGGCTTGGGTGCGGTCACAGTTGGCGAAACTAGACCGATCGCAAAATGACTAGCACAACACAGACCGACCCATCCCCATACATTGACCGCATCTGCACCGAGTTTGGCGTTAGCCGCGACGAGCTAATAGGCCACGGCAAAAAACAGGCAGTGAGCGCACCGCGCAAGCTGCTTATGGCCGCGCTACGCAGCCAAGGCTGGCAGTTGCAGCAGATTGGCGCACTTCTTAGCAACAGGCACCACAGCACCGTTATCGCGGGTATCAAAGACATGCGCAAGCGCATCGACTCTAGCGCAGCCCTTCAAAGCATTTATCGACGGGTCACTTTAGGAGCCGAGACGGCTAGCGAATGAACCAAGATCATATCGCAGAGCCGTTGCGGCGGCTGTCTATGCCTATTGCAGACTTGACGCCCGACCCGGCCAACGCCCGCAAGCACGGGCCGCGCAACCTGGACGCTATCAAATCGTCGCTGGCCGCATTTGGGCAGCGCAAGCCCGTCGTTGTGCAATCGGAGGGCATGATAGTACGTGCTGGCAACGGCACGCTTGAGGCAGCGAAGGCGCTAGGTTGGCAAACCATTGCTGCCGTCGTGTTGGACGATGACAACGCGACCGCTAGCCAGTTCGCGATCGCGGACAACCGCACCGCCGAACTAGCGGAATGGGACGACGAGACGCTAGCCAGCCTGCTTGACGGCATGGACGAGCCGACCCGCGACATGCTGGCGTTCGACGATAAGGAGCTGGCGGGCCTCATGCGCGGCCTCAAGCCCGACGAGATCGTCGAGGACGAGGCACCGGAGCCGCCCGCCGACCCGACCACGCAGAGCGGCGACCTGTGGACGCTAGGCAAGCATCGGCTGCTTTGTGGCGACTCGACCAAACGCGAGGATGTCGATGGCTTAATGGCAGGCCGCAAGGCCGACTTGTGTTTCACCTCGCCGCCGTATGCGCTTGGCAAATCCGTTGCTCTGTCTGGCAATACATCGATGTCGTCCAAAGGCAACGCATACACAGATCACGACGACAGCGCGGCAGATTGGGATCGATTGATGCGACAATGGTTTGCAGCAAGCAGCCACGCCGTCGGGCATGTGTGGGTTATCAACGTGCAACCGTTAGCAGGTAACAAGCGCGACCTAATCCGATTTGTAGCGGATCACGCGGATCGCCTTGTCGATATATGCACATGGGATAAAGGGCACGCAGCGCCACAAATGGCTGCGGGGGTCATGGCTTCGCGATACGAATGGATGGTGCTGTTCGCAGCAGCGGCAGATGCCTCGCGCACTGTTCCCTTGTCATCTTGGCGGGGCACTGTTCAAAGCGTCTACGCCGCACCCGCGCAACACTCGAACGAGTTTTCGAGCGTTCATGCCGCGACTATGCCTTTGCACGTTCCGGCGTGGGTCATGCAAACGCTATGTGACCAATGCAAAAGCGTTTATGAGCCATTCGCTGGCACAGGTACAACGCTTATCGCAGCCGAGCAGCTTGGGCGAACCTGCTACGGCATGGAGATCAGCCCAGCCTACTGCGACGTGATCGTGCAGCGGTGGGAGAACCTGACCGGGCAGAAGGCGGTGCGGAATGGCTAAGGCCAAGGCCAAGCCAAGCGGGCGACCGCGCAGCGTGATGACCGACGATGTCATTGACAAGATTCTGCGGACCATAGAGCTGGGCGTCTGGCCTGATCGAGCTGCCCAAATGCACGGCGTCAGCGGTGCCAGCCTGCGATCGCACAAGGCCCGACACGCGGACTTTGCAACGCTCATAGAAAAGGCAGAAGCCAAGGCAGAAAGCAGCATCCACGGCAAGATACTGCGCCACATGGATAAGCAGTGGACCGCCGCCGCTTGGATGCTTGAGCGCCGATTTCCTGAGCGATACGCCAAGCGCGAGATGCCTGCCGTAGAAGCCCAGCACGAACCTGACCCCCGTTTCGATTGAGCAAGCCACTAGCACCGTTCTGGCGCATGGACGAGCCGCAGCTAGCCAAGGACGGCAGCATTGCGCGTGGCGGCATGTTTCCACATCAGCGGCATTGGTGGGAGCTGCCTAACTTTATCCGTGGGCTAGTAACCGGCTACGGTGGCGGCAAGACGTTGGCCTTGGCCAAGCGCATGATTTGGCTAGCCATCAAAAACGCACCCGTGCCCGTGGTCACCGTCAGCCCAAGTTACCCGTTTGCGCTTACGACCATCGTGCAGACGCTAGACGAGCTGCTGCAAGGCAAATCGCACAACGAGCCACACCTGGCCTACCACCTTTTTCGTAGTCAGCCGTATAGGTTCCACATCCGTTACCGCGACCGCACGGCAACCATCCTGTGCATGTCTGGCGAGCGACCCGAGCGGTTGAAGGGTGCCAACATTGCAGCGGCGGGCATCGACGAGCCGTTTATACAGCCGGTCGAGATGTTCGAGCAGATCCTAGCTCGCGTGCGGCACCCGGAGGCCAAGCACAGAGAAATCAACATAACCGGCACGCCCGAGGGCGTCGTGGGGTGGGGGTATGACTTGTTTCAGGGCGAAATGAGAGACAAGCACGACCTAGGGCTTGTGCAATCTGCCAGCACGGCCAACCGGGCATTGCCGTCCGACTACGTGCAGCGGTTAATTAACACCTACGACGAAGCCGCTGCCGAGGCTTACGTGCAGGGCAAGTTTGTCAACCTATCCACGGGGCGCGTTTACCACAGTTACGAGCCAGACAAGCACAGCGTGGCCATGAATAAACCCGCCGACGCCGAGCTGTGCGTGGGCATGGACTTCAACGTTAACCCGCTCGCCTTTGTGGTGTTTTGGCGCACGCAGGACCACATGCACGTAGTTGCAGAGCATGAGCTGCCCAACTGTGACGCCGAGCAAGCGGCTGCGTTCATCCGTCAGACGTACCCCACAATCCGCCGCATCTATCCAGACGCTAGCGGGCAGAACAGGCAACACGCTGGCGCAGGTGGCAAGAGTGCCTTTGGCTACCTGCGCGACGCAGGGTTTACCATCAGCGCCAGACGAGCGAACCCGCAGATCGTGGACCGGGTCAACGCTGTTAATGGTGCCATGCGCCATGGCCGGGTGACCTTGTCGCCCAATTGTCGTAAAATGCGTGCCTATCTGCTGGGCTACACGCACGCCGACAGCAACAAACAGGTGCAGAAGGACATGTCGCACTTGTTGGACGCTTTCGGCTACCCCATCGCGTATCTGTTCCCCGTTGACCGTTCCCTGGCTACCACCGTCACTTTCCGACAATGAACATCTTTCACGACGAGTACACGGCAACCGCGCCGCTATGGCGCAAGGTGCGCGACTGCATCGAGGGCGAGGACAGGGTGAAGCATGAGCGCGAGCGTTACTTGCCCATGCTGACAAGTCAGCGCGAGAGCAACGACCTGTATGCGTTGGAGAGCTACAACAACTATTTATTGCGTGCGTCGTTCTACGGTGCGGCCTCCAGGACGCAGGCCGGTCTAGTGGGCGCGGTCTTGCGCCGACCGGCCACAGTTGAAGGCTTGCCAGATGCACAGCTTGAGCAGTTGCAGGACAATGCCGGACCCAACTACGAAGGCATGCAGGCGCTAGTCATGCGACAGCTTTCCGAGTTGGTCAGCGTTGGCCGGTATGGCTTGCTTGTAGAGCGTGGCGAGGATGCAACGCAGCCGCCTTATCTGTGCATCTTCAAAGCCGAGGACATCGTTTTTTGGCACTGCAAGAACATCGGCGGGCGCAAGGTTCCGACGACGGTAACGATTCGCCAGACCTACGAAGTGCCAAAGCGCGGCGACTTGATCGGCAACGAGACCGAGGTGCGCGAGGAGTATCTGATACTGCGACTCGGCTTTGTCGCTGATCATGCGTATGCGCTCCAAGCCATGGGCGGCGAGGCGTTAGCTAGCGCACCAGCAAGCGAGATGGTGTACTGGCAGGAGTATTGGCGCACGTCTGACAAGAAGGGCAGCGGCGTGCGCAGCGGCCAGCTAGAGCTGTGCAGCGTCAAGGTGCCGACCAAGAACGGCGGCAGGTATTGGAACGAGATACCTATGGACATTGTCAACGCGGTTGGTGGGGTCACCGTAGACGTTGAGTCGCCGCCGATGCTTGGCTTGTGCAACGTCATGCTGTCGCACTACCGAGGCAGCGCAGACCTAGAGTGGGGTCGCCACATGACCGCCATACCACAGCCGTGGGTGTCGGGCTTCCAACTGGAAGAGGGCACCAAGCTGGTGGTAGGCTGCGGCTACGCATGGGCCAGCCCTGAGCCGGGTGCGAACGCGCAATACCTTGAGTTTAGCGGCGCGGGCTTGGGCCACATTCGCGAGGGTCTCAAAGACAAAGAGCAGCAAATGGCTGTGCTAGGCGCTCGCATGCTGGAAGAGCAGCCAGCTACCGCCGAGGCCATGGGAACGGTGCGCCTGCGGCAAGCTGGTGAGCGCAGCGTTTTGTCAACCATTGCCGAGAACGTCAGCGAGGCAATGACGCGAGCTATCCAACGCTGGATGGCGTGGCAGTTTCCAGCCTACGACGACACCGACACGGCCAAGGGCATCAGCTACCACCTTATCGCAGACTTTGACGCGTCGCGCATGGATCCGGGCGAGCTGTCTACGCTGACGCAGAGCCTTCAAGCAGGCACGATTAGTTGGGAAACCTACGCCTACAACCTGCGGCGCGGTGAAATGCTACCGCCTGGCGTGAGCGACGACGACGAGCGCGAGCGCATCCAGACCGGCGCACCGGGTCGTAGCCGCAAGGATGAGCTGCAAATGCTGCAAGCAGACGTGCGCGAGGGCCGCATTAGCCAGCGCACGTATTTGGAGCGCGTTAAGGCGCTAGGCATGCTGGGCGAGGTGGAGGTTGAGGCCGAGCTAGAGGCCGCAGAGCTCGACAAGGAACGCGCTACCGAGGCGCAAATGGCTCGCTTTATGCAACGCACGCCAAGCGTTGAGGCATGACAGGCATACCCCCACCGCTAGATGACGACGTGCGCAAGCGGTTGCAGCGCGAGCTGCGGGCGCGTGCCAGTGAGTTTCTGACGCGCTTTAACAGGCACGATATTCTAATGGCGCGAGGCGTGCGCGGCGTCCAGGTCGAGGCCGTGCAGCAGTTTCGCCGCTTGGTAGTGGAGCCGTTACTGGAAAGCATCGGCGGCACGCTGGCGGGCTTTGATGCTAGGGGGCGTGATGTCACGCCGGAACGTTTCCCGCAGCTAGCTGTGCTGCTTCAAGAGATCGACCTAATTCTTGAGCGTGGCATTGTAGAGCTGCGACAACTGACCGAGCAGCGTTTGCGCGAGGTAGGGCAGCGCGAGGCTGACTTTGTAGCCGAGAACGTCGAGCGCACTACCGACCAAGCCATTCCGTTGGTAGACGCACCCGACCCATCTGAGCAGCGCGTTATGGGCGACACGCCTGAGCAATGGTTTGACAAGATGCTGCAAGCGCCCACGGGCGACAATCTGCGGCGGCGCATCTTGCAGGGCTTAGAGCAAGGCGAGACCGTTGACCAGATCGTGCGCGGCATACGTGGCACGCGCACCGAGGAAGGCATTTTAGATAAGGCCGCGACCGGCGTTGAAACGCTAGTGCGCACAGCGGCAACAACGGAAAGCAACGCAGCACGCGAAGCAACCTTCCGCGAGCTAGGCGTTGAGCGTTGGCGCTTTGTGGCCACGCTAGACAGCCGCACGACCATCTTATGCGCCAGCCTAGACGGCAAGACTTACCCGGTGGGCGAGGGTCCAATGCCGCCGCTTCACCCTAACTGCCGCAGCACAGCCGTCCCGTTCTTTGATGAAGCACCCGAAGGCACACGTGCCGCCGAGGGCGGGCAAGTTGATGCCGACGTGAGTTATGAGGAATGGCTAAAGACCAGACCGCAGGCAGAGCAAGACGAGATGCTTGGCAAGAAAAAGGCCGCTGCATGGCGCACAGGGCAAATCACTTTTGCGCAGATGATCAACGGCAACACGTTGGAGCCGATAACCATCAAACGACTTCAAGAATTGGACCGACTTTAACCATGGCAAAATACAAGAAGGGCAAGAAGCCTAAGAAGCCGACCACAACCAAACCCAAACCCAAAAGGTAACGAGATGCTACGCAAGACCTACGCAGCACTGGAAGAGATCCCCGAGCCGTTGCGCGATCACTACACCGACACCGGCAACGGCTATCAGTTGCAAGTTGAGACGGGCGACAGCCCTGCCATTGACTTGGCCCGCTATCGAGAGATGCGCGACAACAACATCAAAATGAAAGCGCAGCTTGAAGAGCTGACGACCGAACAGCAGCAGATCCGCGACCAATACACCGCGATGATTGACAAGGCACAGGGCGACGAAGAGGCGGCATTGCTAAAGCAGGGCCAGTTTGACCAAGTGCTAGAGCGACGCACGCAGGCTATCAAGAGCGAATACCAGCGGCAGCTAGAGGATCTGCACGCACAGCGCGAGCAGGCCGAGGCCGACAAGCAGGCAGCGCGGCAGCGTTTTGGCAGCGTCTATTTAGGCGAGCAGATGGCCACAGCCTTGGAGCGCAAAAAGCTGCGCCTGCGCCCTACGGCCCGCGCCGACCTGCTCACAAGGGCAGGCGGAACCTTTGAGCCTAACGATGCCCTAGATGCGCTTGTGGCAAAAAACGACATTGTCGGCGAGCGTGGCGAGGCTTTGACCATGGATGAGTGGCTTGATCGCACGGTGACAGAAGCGCCGCACCTGTTCGATGGCGGCGACGGCGGCGGAGCTACGCCGGGTGGCGGCGTCGGTGGCGGAATGATCCGCATGCAGGACGTGCAACACGACCCTGTGGCATTTCTTCAAGCATCCGAAAAGGTTGCCCGAGGTGAAGCGAAATGGTCCGAGTAATGCACATGCACAGCGTGCAGTTTCGCGGCAAGTCTGATTGCGTAAACTTAGTGCAGCCCAAGGGCAGCCGCTTGTTACGCGTTCACCAGACAGGCAGCGGCTATTGGATTGCGGACATGCTGTCGCCATCTGATGCAGACGGCGAAGAATCGCTGTCGTTGTTGTTGATTACCAACAAAGACCATCAGCGCGAAATCGCAGAGCACTGGCCATGCGTGGGCCACAGCACCACCGCGCAAGGGCGGCGCGTTTACGTTTTCCAACAAGTGCCGCAGCCTGCCAAGCGCAAAGCAGGCAGGCCACGTAAAGCCGCAGCATCGTCACCCGTTGACGGCAAAGCCGATTAGCGGCTACAATGCGCCCGCGCAGCGTTTCGCGTCATAGACGCAACTGCGCACCGCAGACGCGGACAAGCTCAGGCCACAGCGTGGCCCGGGCAAAGACGCTGAAACGGTAGCCCAGCGGGTTGCCGACGACCGGGCCGGTTGTAGCGGGTAGATCTGTAACTACATACCCAAGGAGACGGGCAACGCCTGTTTCTGGTCGTCGGCCCGATAGTCTGAATGGCGAACACCATTACCAACGTCGTCCCCAAGCTGGTGGGGCTTATGCTGCCGAAGCTGCGAGCGCACAGCGTCATGCCGCGTCTCGTAAACCGCAACTTTGACACGCTCGGAGCGCAACCTGGCAGCTCCATCGACGTGCCAATTCCGCCGACCATCACCACGGCGGCAGTCACTCCAGCCAACGCGCAGCCGACAACGGCAGACATCACGCTTTCAACGGTCAACGTGCCGCTGTCAAGCTGGAATGAAGCGCCGTTCTACATGACCGACAAGGATCTAATGGAGGTCCAAGGCGACAAGCTGCCCGGTGTGGTAGATGCTGCGTTGGCGTCGATCGTCGAAAAGATCGACCAAGACATTTTGGAAGCGACGATGAACGGCCACGGGCTGGCTGACGATCAAGGCGGCAGCGTGTTTGATGCCATTGCGGACGTGATCACGCCGCAAAAGCTGCTAAACAAAAACAAGGTTGCGCGAGGCAATCGTTTCTGCGTGTTTGACACCGACGCAGAAGCCAACCTGTTGGCACGCGAGCAGTTCACCAGCGGCGACTACGTTACGGGCTTCCCGTTTGAGTCTGGCGACGTGGGCTTGCAGCAAAAAATGGGAATGTCCTGGGTCATGTCGCAGAACGTGCGCAGCCACGCGGTTGGCACTGGTGCAAGCTACACCGTCAACAACGGTGATGGCTACGGCGTAGGCGACAAGGTGATTACCGTCGCAGACGGAAGCGGCACGATGCTGGCAGGCGATACGATTTCCTTTGCAGGCGGAACGTACAACTACGGCGTTGCCAGCCTGGAAGGCACGACGCTGACGCTGAACCAAGGTCTGCTGGAAACCGTCGCGGATGATGTCGCCATCAGCGTCATTGATCGCAACAGCACCAACACCGGTAACGTCGCATTCCACCAGGATAGCGTTGTGTTTGTCTCGCGTCCGTTCCAAGCCAGCAACGCCGCGATCGCTTCGCAGACCATCAGCGACCCCATCTCGGGCTTGTCGCTGCGTCTCGAAGTCACGCGGGAATACAAGCGCGACCGCTGGTCGATTGACGCGCTTTATGGCACCAAGGTCGTGCGCCCCGAGGGCGTTATCAAGATCATCGGCTAGTAGCCGGTTATCCCTGCCTGCCCGCGTGTTGGTCTGACGCGGGCGGGCTTTATGCTTAGGAGCTAACGGCCATGGCGACGTTTGTTGTAGAGGATGGCACAGGCAAGAGCGACGCGAATAGCTACGTAAGCATAGCAACCGCTGACGCCTACTTTGATAACTACGGCTCACCCTCGACTTGGACGGGTGCAAGCACAGCCAACAAGCAGCAGGCTCTAAGGATTGCCACGGCCTACATCAGCGAGAAATACGGCAACCGCTGGCGCGGCGTCATTGACAGCGACACGCAAGCACTAGACTGGCCGCGCAGCGGCGTGGTGGACGCAGCCACGGGGCTGTATTACGACCACGACGAAATGCCGACCAAGCTAGCCAACGCAACCGCCGAGGTCGGTTTGCGGCAGTTGGCGGGCACGGACTTGCGCCCCGATGTTGTCGCTGGAGACGGCAACATTACTAACAGCACCGTGTCGGTTGGTGGCTTGTCTGTCTCGGAGGACTTCATTGGGCACGCGACGACCGCGCCAGACTTCCCAGAAGTGCGCGACAAGCTGCGCGACTTACTGACCGACGCAGGCGCAAGCATGCTGCACCGGGTGACCCGATGACGCTGGTCCAACGCTTTAAGGCAAAGACCGCCGCAGCCATTAAGCGTGTCGGGCAATCGGGCACGCTGACCATTCCAGGCGCTACCTACAACGTCAACGGCAGCGTCTCGGAGAGTGCCACAACAGTGGCGGTGACGCTGGGCGGACCCGTAACAGAACAAAAACGATATGCAGAGACGGGTGCTGATACCCGCGTCACCGCTACGTTTTACGTCAGCGCGGACGGTCTGACAGTCACGCCCACCGTTGCAGCTAGAGTGGTGGCTGGTGGCCGCACGTTTACGTGCTACGCCTGCGAGCCTTTTAGCATCACCGGCACAGTCGTGGCCTATCAGCTAGACGTTGGGGAGGTCGGCACGTAATGGCAAAAGACGCTGCTGCATTCCGCAAAGAGCTAAACGACTTTGTAGATGAGGAAATGCTGGGCAAAGTCATCAGCGTGCAAAAGCGCATGCTGCTGGAGATGCTGACGCAGGTAGTGCAGCGCACACCTGTGGGCAACCGCAAGCGGTGGAAACGCAACATTGAGCGGGCGCAGCGCGGTCTGGCACCGTTACCCAAGGGCTACGTCGGCGGGCACGCTCGCAAGAATTGGCAGGTAACGCTAAACCGCAGGCCGCAGAACACGATTGAAGGCCGCGACATTCGAGGCCAAGAAACTATCGACCGTGGCATGCGGCGCATTTCGCGCCTAGACAAACCTAGCATTGGATACGTGTCAAACCTGCTGCCCTACATGCAGCGACTAGAGGACGGCCACAGCACCACCGCACCCAAGGGCACCATTGTGCAAGGCACGCTGCGGCTACTGCGGCAAAAGTTCAGGCGCGTTAAATGACCGACCAAGCCGACATCTTTGAGGCCATCCGCTCTAGGTTTGCCACGCAGATCGGCAGCGGTCAGAGCATCAACGTGGTGTATGACAACGGACCCGAACCCGCCAGCATCACGAGCAGTTGGTGCCGCTTTATTGTCGGCATTGACAATCAGGAACAGATCAGCATGGGCACCGTGCGATATCGACTTACTGGCACCGCCACGGCTCGCTTGTTTACTCCCATAGCCAAGGGCGACCGCACGGCTATGGACTTGGCCGATGCGGTCGTGGCTGCATTCCGTGGCGTTCGCCTTACTTCCCCCGACGTGATATTTACGCCACCGCCTGGCGTGATTGGCACCGCAGACCAGCAGGACGCTTGGAGCATTCTAACGGTCGAGATTCCCTTTAGAGCAGATATACAACCATGAGCGACTCGAACCGTTTGCGCGTCTCTATCATCAAAGAGGCGACGTTTGGCACGACGCCTAGCAGCCCAGCCATGAAGGTTCTAAGCGTCACCGGGCAATCCATGCGCGACCGCGTGGGCTACACGCAAAGCAACATCATTAACGACGATCGCAACGTTGAGGAGTTGGTGCGCCTAAGCAAGAGCGCGGCGGGAACCATTCCGGTGGAGCTGATGTTTAGCCCGACCGGCGAAGCGTTAGAGCTGTTGCTAGGTGCAACGATGTGCGGCGTCGAGACGGGCAACAACGTCGCGTATACGGACAGCTCAGGCGTGACGCTGGCCGGTAGCAACAAAGAGATAACCGTAACGACCAACCCCACAACGAGCGATCGCGTGGTGGTTGGGGACATCGTTTACGTGAGCAGCGACGCAGGCAGTAATGCAGGCTACTACAAGGTGACGGCGGTAACGGCCACCAAGATCACTGTGGAGGCCGACGCTAACTTTACAGCCGACAGCTCAAGCGTGTCGATTACGCGAGCAGCACGGCGCACCAACGGCACAGCCGAGGACAGCTTTACCATTGAGGTGGCCCGCCTGGACGTTAACAAAGCGCAGGTATTCACCGGCTGCGTGGTCAACTCGTTTGACTTGACGATAGCCGACGAGGCAATTGTAACGGGCACGCTGTCATTTGAAGCGGCGAACAGCACCTTCGTCGATGACGAGCTAAGTAGCGACTCGGATCAATACATTAGTGGCGCAACCTACACCGACGCCACGGCGCACCCCGTGCTTGACAGCCTGAGCGTTCCCGAAATCCGCAGCGCAGGTACTAGCTTTCCCGCCAAGTCTGTGACGCTGAACATCAACAACAACGTGATGGCACGCACCGAGCTGGGCAAGCTAGGAGCGCAGAGCATGCGGCAGGGTGAGTTTAACGTTACCGGCTCGTTTGAGGCTTATTTTGAAGACTTCGTTGAGATGAAGGCATACGCCGACAACACGGCGGGCGCGTTGTGGTTTGCGCTGATTGACGCCAATAGCAGAGGCTACAGCTTTAGCATGCCGACGGTGAAGTTTAGCGATGCAGGCGCAGACGTAAGCGGAAGCAACACCGACACAATGGTTGGCGTTAGCTTTCAAGCAACGCTAAACAGCACGGAAAACTGCACCGTGCGGTTACAACGATGGGCGTAATGGACCTTGCACAAATACAACTAGACGCTGACAAGCTGGATCACGGCATTTGGTGGCGCTTATCAATTCGCGACGGACAGCTACACGGCGACCAAGTCGAGCAGCCATCCGCAGACGATCCCGCAATCCGGTTGGTGCCCATGGGCACCGCTTACGAGCGGCAGCTAGAGCGCGAGCGTGAACCTTATGCCACAAAGATGCGCGACAAAGACACGCCAAGCGACGAGCTTGAGCGCCTGTCTCTAAGCACAGCGGCCAAGGCGTTAGCTGCCACCGTCGTGCGCGATTGGCAAAACATCACATTCCAAGGCAAGGCTGTCGGGTTTAGTCAGGTGAAAGCGGCAGAGCTGCTAGCGGATCGCACCTTTCGCAATCTGCTCGACTTTGTGCTGTTGACTAGCAGCCAGCGAGCCGCGGCCTTGGTTAAAAACGAAGCAGAGTCGGCGGGAAACTGACACGCGTTCTTGAGTGGCACCTGCGACACGGCAAGGACGAAAAATACTTACGCAGGCTGGCCCAATGGAGACAACGCAACAACAAGCCCTTGCCTACTGCTTGGCAGAAGCGACCGCGCTTGTGGCCGGACTTACAGCCAGTTTGGGACGCTTGGCAGCTTGTGAGCATAGGCCGACCCGTAGGCATGAGCGCAGGCGGGTTGCCGTGGTCGGACCTATCAAGCTACGCGGGCGACGCGGGATACACTGGCGACCAGCGGTTACGCGTGTGCCGCTTGTTGCGGGCCATGGATGCCGCTTGGCTTTCCCACAACGCCGAGCGACGCAAGGAGCGAAAAATTGGTAAGCACGATCCTAGAGATGGCCGTGGACAGTCGCGGCGTGACGACGGGCCTACAGCAAGCAAATAAGGCTTTCGATGATACGGCCAAGAAGGCCGACCGCGCCGAGCGGGAAGTTGAGCAGCTTGCGCACGCAGGACAGCAGGCCGGGCACAACATGTCCGCCGCCTTTGCTGCAACGGGTGGCGGGCTTGCGATTACGCACGGGCTTGAGGGCATCAGCAGCGGGTTGCGTTCTGGCAACAGTGCAATGGCAGCGTTTGCTGCATCGCAGGCGTTGCTGGACTTGGGACGCTTTCGCGAGGATATGAAAGGCGTCACCGAGGCGACTGGTTCAGCCACTACGGTGTTTGGTCGGTTGGGTGCAATTATCAAGGCGCATCCGCTTATGACCATTGCCACAGTGTTGGCGACAGCAGCCAGCGCAATGGCCGTGTTTGGTGACGACACCGAAGATGCCACCGAAAAAGTTGACGAGTTAGGCCGCGCAATTCGAGACGCAACGGCAAGCCGCGAAGCGCAGCAGTTGCTTGGGATTTCACAGGCTCCAGGCGTGCAAGCGCAACTTTCGGCAGTGATGGGTGCGACGACGCAATACAAAAAAGGCGAATTGCAGACGTTTGGCCAGTTTGGCCGAGCACTTGGCGAAACGCCCGAACAACTGGAGGCGCGTGTGATGCGTGGCATGGAAGGCGGCAACTTCAACATGCCAAGAGGGGCAACTTTTACGGGCGATTTTATTGAGCTTGCAGATCGAGCAGTGCCCGCCAAGGTTGCGAAGTTTTTGCTCAAACAATTTTACGACGAGCTGACCAAGGAAGCGTCTAGCGTCAAATCTAAAGAAGGCGCAGGCCGAGCTGCACGCGCTACGTTGATGGGGCCAGCACTGCCGCAGGGTGGCCGCGCAGGGCTTTATGCAGATCCGCGACTGTTGCCATCATTAAGCTCAACCACGCCAGCTAGCCCGCAGGTCACTGTTGCATTGCCGCCCGGTGTTGGCGTTGGTCAGCCAGTGCCTAGCGATCCTTTGCAGTATCCAACAATCGGCAGCCAGATGTATCCGGGTGCCTATGCACCTAGTCGACCAATCGGCCCGCAACCCGGCGGCCAAGTATTCAGCCCAGCCATGGCGCAAGTCGCAGAGATGACTAGACAGCAAGAGGAAGACGCGCAGCGTGCAATGGATGAGCTGATACGTAAGGGCGAGGACTTTGGCGCAACCATTGGTGATGCCTTTATGCAAGTTGCCAGTGGCACAATGACAGCCAAAAACGCGTTGGCGCAACTGATCAGCATGATGGCTCAGGCTGGTATGCGCGAAGCCTTTGCAGGTATTGGCGGCAAGTTGTTCGGCCAGTTTGGTAACCCGCCCGCGAGCACCAATACAACCACGGCGTCGGTATCGCCGTCAGGATTTAATCCGCTTGGCGGTGGAGTTCAGAGCTAATGGCATTCCACGATAAACAGCTACCGCCAGCCATTGAGTATCAGAGCATCAGCGGAGCAGGGTTTAGCACAATTGTGCAGCAGACCGCTAGCGGCCACGAATACCGCGTAAGCCGTCAAGCGCAGGGCCGTCACCGTTTCCGTTTGCGCAAAGCATTGCAAACGCAACAAGAAGCGATCGACCTTAAGTCGTTCGTGCTAGCTCGTCGTGGCAGTCTGCACAGCTTTAGGCTTAAAGACTGGCTCGATTACAGCACAGCAACAAACGGCACGGCTGCGCCCGCTGCGTCGGATTCCATCATTGGAACGGGTGACGGAACCAACAAGCAATACCAACTGATCAAGGTATACAACGACGGCGGGCCGACGCCCTACCAACGCACGATATCTTGCCCGACCACAGGCACAACCGTTGTCAGTATTGACGGAGCAGCGACGACCGACTTTAGCGTTAGCACGGCGGGCGTGGTCACGCTAGATAGCGTGCCAAGTGTTGGCCAGGTCGTTCGGGCCGGTTGTGAGTTCGACGTGCCTGTGCGTTTCACGCAGGACGTTGACAAGTTTTTGCAGGTTCAAGCGACAGCGTTTGAGGTGTGGGACTTGCCGCAGCTCGATTGCATCGAAGTCTTAGACGAAGTTGAGAACCCTGATCGATGGTTTGCAGGTGGCGGCACGGATCACGGAACGGTGACGGGCACGGTTGTAATTACAACTGGCAACGGCGTCATGCAATCCATGGACCCAACAACCAACGCCGTCACGGCACTATTGCCGTCAGTCGTGCGCCTCGCTGGAGGTGGGCAGCTTTTTGTTATTCATAACGCGTCTACCGGGTCTGGCACTGTGCAGCTAGTTGACGAGTTAGGCCAAAACCAAGGCACCGCGATTGCTGCGGGACAAACTAAAACGGTTGGCCTAGCGAGGCCGTCCGGTTCCGGCTCACCCGGCAACGCCTTAAACCTCAATACGGCCAAGTGGTTCGTGTATTAGCATGAGCTGGACCGGCACAGACGAATCACAAGGCGGTTTTTTCTGCCCGACTGTACCGGGCACATCTCCGTTGCAGTTGCCTGCGCCTGTTGGGGCACCGTATGGCAATCGCGTGGTCGAGATCGTAGGTGGCAGCACGGCGGTGCTAATGCTGCCCGACGCACGCTTACTTGAGCTTGGCGGGCCGCACTTTGTCATACTTGCATACAAAGAAGCGGCAGCGGGATCTGCCGCAGCAACGGCAAGCATTTATCCAAATGGTGCATCTGCGACGCCTAGCAACTTGCTTGCGACCGTGCAGCCTACTAGCAGTGCATCAACAATTTGCGGGGCTGTTGGCAGGTGCTATTTGCGAGACAACAGCACGCAAGCAGGCGTTTGGTCGATCGTCATTAGTGACGCGGAAAGCACCGAAGCACCTACCGTTGTCAATCCCAACCTCACGCGTCGCATTGCTACGAACGCAGACCAATTTTCATTTGAGCTTGGCGTAGGTGGCCAAACCAACGTGAACATACGCGATCTGTGCAACGATGCAGGATATGACGGAACAAATGCGGCGCACGTGGACGTAGTTGTTGGCCCACAACAGGCCGCGACTAATGCAATCATCGGCAGCACAGACCGAGCAAATCCTGCGCTAGAAACAGGCACTTTCCCCGCCGATAGCCTCATACACCTGACGATCTTAGATAACACCTTTATCACGGGCAAAGGTGGCAAGGGTGGCGGCGGTCAAAACGTAGTCAGCGGCACAGTCGGAACCGCTAGCAGTATCACATTTAGCCAAGGCGCATCTGCCGAGGCGGGAGGTCTAGGCTTAAAAATTGACGCGCCGACAGTGCTGCACAACTTTGGCCGCATACAAGGCGGTGGCGGTGGCGGGCAAGGCGGAGCCGCTTTATCAACAGGAGAGGAGGCAGGCGCAGGCGGCGGCGGTGGAGCTGGCTACCTTAGCAGCTTAGGCGGTGATGGCGGAAGCAACGCGATTAGACCAATAGGAGCGGGCGCAGCGGGTAATGCTGGCGTGCTTAACCTTCCAGGTAGCGGCGCAATCAGCACAATCGAGGATGGCGGCATAGGCGGTTTGCCAGGAGCCGCTGGCGGCACGGTCACAAATGCGGGCGGCGGTGCAGCAGGCGCAGCAGGCTTTAGCATTAGCGTTAAATCTGGCGTGTCATTTGTAAAACAAGTAGCGGGCAACATAGACGGAGCCGAAACAACTCACTCATGACTTGCCGCAGCGGAAACATGACCGAGGAAAGGCTGCGCCTATCACGTTGCAAGACGTTGGTGCAGTGCATCGAGATCACGCAACTAGATGACACGCTGCTGAGAATCACAGACCACGACCGCAAAATTACCGTTGAAGGCCATCAATATCTGCCGATTGTTTTGGCAGAGTTAAGTGCAGACAAGCGCGAGGCCAGCTTGCGCCACGGGCAGCAAATGCTGCGAGCGGTTGTTGATGGCAACACCATCACCATCCCCAATCTCAAAGCGCAAAAGTTCCGAAATGCTCGTGTGCGCATTTTGCTGCTCGACTACACCCATCCGCAAGTCGTGTATACGCGCATGACGCGCTACATCAGCGACGTGCGCTTTGACGGATCAAACGCGGTCGGCACAATGTATAGCCAGACCAACAAATTGCAGCGGCCATCTGGCGGGCGATTTGGCGGCAACTTTAGTAAGCAATGCCAATACGTTCTGGCTGGGCCTTTCTGCAAGGCTGACATTGCTGCCGAAGTCGTTGCATCGGCGGCAGTCGAATCAATAACAGATCAGCGCACCGAGCTTGTCTTTACAGCTGCAACGTTTTCACCGCCGACCGCAGCGCAGGAAGACAACTACTATCGAGACGGCTCGCTGATTTGGAAAACGGGCAACAACGTGGGCAACGTCAGCCCCATCGTTAGCAGCTCGCACAGTTTGCGAAAGTTCAAACTGCTTATACCAACTGCACGCGATATACAAGTTGGCGACACTTGCGAAATTAAGCCAGGGTGCAATGGCTTGTTTACAACCTGCAAAGACAAGTTTGGCAACGCTGCTAACTTTGGCGGCAGTGATTTAGAGCCAGACGCTAGCAGCATTCGCGCTCCGGTAATCGAATGACGCTTATACCGTGGAAAGACTACGCCAACAACGCCCTGCAACTAGTGGGTGAGACGGCCATGCACATGGGGCGAGAACATGCACAGGGCTTTGATTGCGTAGGCATTGCGCATTATGCAGCTCGCGCCGCAGGTTTAGATGCTGGCCCGACAATCCACTACGGCCCGGACCCTAGCCCCGATGATTTGCAGCGCGGTCTTGCAGAGTTTGCAGACAAATGCAGCAATCCAAGAACGGCCCATATATGGCAAATCAGGGTGCCCGGTGGGCCTCGTCACGTTGCGATACCTGCTTACGACATTGATGGCGAGCGCGTGGTGTGCGTGATGACGTGCAACAAGCGAGGACGCGTTAGGCAAGTTGCACTGCGGCCAGAAAATGCGGCGGGTTGGCTTATTCGCGGCATACAGCCGCGCCCTTGTGAGGTGTTTGCGTAATGGCAACGGGTGCAGTCGGTGCAGCGGGATTACTGACGGCCACGCCTGCGGGTTGGGCTGTCGGTATTGCCGCCGCAATTATTGATAACCAACTAGTCCTGCCTGCCTTGTTGGGTGAAGACAAGCAGGAAGCGTATACGCAGCGTTTAGCTAGTCTGCCCGCAGCGGATCAAGGGCCAGGCGCACCGCGCACGTTTGTAATTGGTCGGCAAATGCGCGTGCCTGTGCATTGCGTTTATCAATCGCTCAAAGCGCGTGAAGAAACTGCGGGCGGCGGCAAGGGCGGAACCAGCGTGAACGTGCGCCGCGTGTTTGTTGATGCACTTCTGCACCTTAACGACCGACCAGTTTTGAGCATGGATCAGCTCATAGCGTCGGGCAAGCTGGTGTTGTTTAACGATCGCGACTTAATCCGCATCACAAGCGAGCTAATGACGCTTTCGCAGGTGACGGTTTCAAGCAACGAGCGGCTCAAAATATCACTACCGTCTGACCTTGAACCTTCTTTCAAAGATCCGTTTCTGGCCAAAGACATCGTACGACTAAAGCAATTCACGCGCACATCAGGCCCGACAGAGGAGAACATAAACAATCGACTGTTTGTCGTTGAGGATATTACAGACGCCACGCCAACCACCGGCAGCACTATTACGCTGCAAACAGTGGAAGGTCAAAACATCACGTCAGCCGAATATACGGGCGGCACAGTTTTTAGCCCTGCGCAAGTGGCTCGTGTAGACAGCGAGGCGGCTGGGCCATATCTGCAAATTTACAAAAGTACTGACGATATCTATTACATGTATTTCAGCGTGGCCAATGCTCCAGGCTTGAGCGTGTTTCATACATCAACAACGCAGGACTCGCATCAAAAGATAATCAACATCTTTCAACCCGGCGATGTCATTATGGTGAAAAACCTGCCGGGTTTCTCGCCGCCGGGATTTGCAGTACGTTTTGAGGTCAAAAGTTATTTTGCCGAGATTAACGCTATCGTCATTAAGCCAGCAGGCAACAGCTCAGTTGTGCAAACCATTATGGCTAGCATCGCAGACGACACGCATTTGCCGCGCCCTACCGATAGATTTTTTCACGCATACAAAGAAGCTGGAAGCGACAATTGGACGGCTGGATTATTTACGACCGGATTTGAGCCGACGGAATATTTTAACAGCGGCAGTGACGGCCAAGCACAGCCAACGCTACTGGTCGATGAGTTTGGTGCAGGTGAAACCTCAAACTACCGAGGGCAAGCGACGCAAGGACTGGAGCAAATGTCGCTCAGTCCGTTTGGCGATCAGCTACCGCCCAACATGGAGGCAATCGTTACCGTTGATGACTACATGACGCTTGGCCAAGCATTGGAGGCATTAATACAGCGCGGCGGCTTACTTAATTCTGAAATCAACACCGACCAAATACGGCAACAGCCATTTCTGGGCACGTATTTACGTGGCTCCGCGCCCGTGTCGTCGCAAATACAGAGCGTGATGATGGCGCACCAACTGTTAGTGCAAGAACGCGACGGCGTTGTTGCAGTGTTTGACTTTGATAAATCCGACGTAGTTTCTTTGGATAATGGCGATGCGTTTAGTGATTTAGGAGCTGCGGACGAAATGCAGCCGGCCAGCATTGACAAAGTCACAATTACAGACACGCCGCAAACTGATTTGCCCACGTCCGTAGGCGTAAAGTTTCAAGACCCGGATGCAGCTTATAGCATTGGCTTTGAGCATTTCGGGTTGCGCAATCCAAGGCCCGCAGCAGGTGCAACCGGAACGCGTGCAGTTGACCACGTTAAAGATGTCAACGTAAATCTGTCGCAGGTCGTTATGCAAAGGCGACAGGCACGAGATTTAGCCAGCACGATGCTAGCGCGTGCTTGGATCAATCGACGCAGGTTTGATTTGGAGCTGCCCGCTGCATACGTGTACCTGCTAGAAAACGATCTAGTGACCTTCACCGATGATGATGGCGAAGTGATCGAGGCTCGCGTTATTCGCCGCGAAGTTGGACAAAACTACGTGGTGAAAGTTCAAGCGTTAGAGGAGCGCAGCGGATTACGCGTAACAGGCAGCGCGGTGCAGCCAATGACGCCAGTTGTATCGCAGTCGTTGCCTAGTAGCACAGCAGTCGTGCAGCTCGATGCGTTGGACATGGTTGGATTTGACCAAGCCAGCATTGGCGGGCCTTCGTTGTTGTTAACTTTGCGGTCAACTAATATTGATCCGCTAAGCGTTGCGACGCTGTACGAAAGCAAAAACGGCGGCACATACTTGCCGGTTGGCACATTTACGGGCAGCAGCCAGGAGCTTTTGCTTGACGAAGAGCTGACAGCTCAAGACGCGTCAGAGTCATACGGCACCACTTCCGTTAGCTTTCGAAGCCAAACCGTCAATGCCATATTGGTAACGCCTGCAACGAGCGGCACGCTTGCCACGGCTGCCAATCAGGACGCTGTCAAGTCAGGACAAAACTGGTGCGCTATACATCGGCCAGACGGTTCCGTTGAGCTGGCTGCATTTGAAACGGTGACAACAAGCAACGGGTACACCGTTCTAGGTTCTTGGCTGCGTGGTTTGCGTGGCACTTCTAGCGCGGCCTGTCCGGTTGGATCGCGTGTGGTCATGTTGTTTCAAGCTACAGAGGGATTACTGCGCCGATCATTCCAAGGCCCACCGCCAACAACGTTAAGCTACAAGGTCGTGCCAGCCGGTGCGCTGCTTGCTGACGCCACTACAGCCAACAACCGGCAGATTGACATTAGTAGCCCATCATTCAGAAACGCGCTGCCGCTACCAGTCAGGCAAGTGTTTAAGAGCTACAACGCCGCGACGGGCACGCGCTTTAGCTTGGAAGATGGGTCTGCCGTTCCAACGCATTGGAGCCGAGTGTTAACAGAGTTGGGCACGCAGCCGCCGCATCCCATGGATGAGCCGGTGGAAGAATACAAAATTAAGTTCTACCAAGCAGACGCCAGTGCCCCATTTGCCGATAGTGCGCTGGCAGATACGGCACTTCTTAAAGCTGATCCGTCTACAGGTAGCCCAACTCTGCGCGACCGTTTCTTTGATTACCCTGATGCACGCGCTACAGCGGCGGGTTACACGCCAGGGTCATCAACTTACAAGATTGGCGTTATTCAAGTAGGGCAGCACGGAGACGGTCCGGAGGCTCAGTTTACGGTTTAAGCATGGTAGACTTTACGTCATCAGAAAAGTTCGTACTGCATAAGGACTTTGCCAACGCCAGCACCGATACATCGGGCAACGAGGTGCGCGTGGTTGCTACGGGCAACAGCTTGCGACTTTACGCGGACGCAGCAACCATTGCAGACGGTGCAATTACGACGGCCAAGCTAGCGGCGGACGCGGTCACAGGTGCCAAGATTGCCGACGACGCGGTTGCAAACGAACACATTGCGGACGACGCGGTGCAGTCTGCACAGCTAGCGGACTCTGCCGTTGACGCTGCCCGCCTAGCTTCAAACGCAGTCACGACGGCCAAGATTACCGACGACGCAGTTACCGAGGCCAAGCTAGCTAACACGCACGTATTGCGGGCTGATCGTCAAGTAGGCAACCCCTACGCCACCGTGCAATCTACGTCGTTAACGCAGTGGTATAGCTTCACCATACCGGCGGGCACGTTAGCAACGCGCAACGTGCGGGTGTTTGCGCATGGCACGCTTAAACAGAACAGCGGCAGCAGCCAAAACTTTCGCGCAGTGGTCCGCTTAGGCGGCACAGACATACACGAGGCCGCAGGTAGCATTGCAGACGATGCAGATGATGCCGTGTGGCGTATGGAGGCAGAGTTAGGATACAGGGCGTCCGGTGCTCAATTTCTAAGCGGAACGTGGCGCGTGTCAGGGCAATACAACAGCGCGGACGGTATTAGCAACATTTTTGGCATCACCAAGGACGGCGTGTGGGGTAACGACGCCGTAGCCAAATCAGATGATAGCGACCTAGCGTTTGCGTTTCTGCAAAAGTGGGACACCAGCCGCAGCAATTCAGACTTTAAGGTGTACGGGGTCACTGTCGAATATGTCTGACGCTACTGGAAACGGCTGGGATGAATACCGGCAGCTCGTCTTGCAAGAGATCAGCAGGCTAGCCAGCGAGATACGCGTTGAGCGTTCCAACGTCGAGGCTGTGCAGCACCGCATGCTTGAGCGCATGCTAGACATGGACAAGCAGCTTGCCGCGCTAAAAGTGCGCTGCGGTCTGGCTGGCCTACTAGCCGGTGCCATTCCCGTGGCCGCTGCACTTATCACGAAACAACTATGAGCTAGCCATGGCATCAGAGCATGACGACTTCCCCGACAACAATTCGAGCAAGGGCCAAACGTTCATCGTGAAAGACGAACGTGCAGCTTTGAAGATGAAGCGCGAAGAGACCAAAGAGGCTCAAGCGCGGTATCGGGCAATCGTCGAACGCGAGCGAGCCGAGAAAAAGGCCGAGCGCGAAATGCGCCGCGAAGAGATCCAGCTTGAGCTTGCACGCATCAAGCTGAACACGTCTGCAACGGAGGCCGCTCGACTCAACCTCGCGAAGACTACGCCGTTTATCCTGGTCCTGCTGATCGGCGGATTCATCGCCATGCTGGGCACGGGTGCCATCCCTGACGACTCGGTTTCTGTTGCGTCAGCACTGTTGACGCTGCTGGTTACCGGCCTCATGGCCAACCTTCGCAGTATCATCAGCGAAGGCGGCGCAGTTGAGGAAAACGGCAACGGCAACGGCCACGACGATTCCAAGCCCAAGCCACCCACCAAGAAACCAGACACCACTAAACCCAAGGACACCAAGTGAAAAAGTTATGTGCAGTAGCAACCTTGTTGCTGTTCTCATCGTGCGAAGGCATCAGCGTCGCGGACGCATACGTTGAGGCGGACCGCCTTACGTACGACGCCATCGCCCCCCACTACCAGCAATACTTAGAAGCCGATAACAAGATTCACGACGCAAACAGAGCGGCGCGTATCCGCCTGCTTAAGTCTTGGAAAATGCGCATTGACGCGAACACAAAAGCAAAATGAGCGACATGATGCCCGACGTTTCTGCCTTGGTTGACACCCTCAAGGCGCAAGTTACCGCACCCGAAAAACAACAAATGCTTGAGGCGATTGCCGCCGATGGCGGACGCCTAGCCATGCTGGCTCTGACCGACCCGGCAGCAGCCGAGGCCGAGGTGCTGGTGGTTAAGGCTACGGTTGCCAACTTAGGCCAAGCCGAGGCCGCCATGGCCGTGCAAGCCGTCACCGATTGGGTGACCGACACCGTGGGCCGCGTCATGTCAAAGGCTCTGCCCGTGTAGGTCCGTGCGTGCTCTTAACTTTGTCGTCTGGTCTGGTCTGCTGACTGCCTGCGTGGTCTTTTGGATCTGGCTGCTCGGCTGCATCTCCGCATGGGTGCAGCCAGACACCGCGACAATTGACAGCCACAGTTGGCAGATACACCTGCCTGCCCAAGCGTGGGCAGGTGTGCCGCCTGATTTAGAGCGCATCGCTGTGCGGGTCATTTCGCCGCCTGATCTGGCTGGGCTAATAGTGGAAATCCACAAGCGCCGCCAATAGCATGCAGGCGCAGCGCATCACCTGCTGACCGGAGGTCGTCGGTCCCTCCCGAGCGCATTGATGAGAGACAATGCGCTTACCACATCGACGAACGCGTTGCACGCAGCCGACCGGGCCTAGCCGGTCGGCTGTTTTTTTATGTCAACGACTTGCAGCAATCCGTCGCGCAGCTCGATGGCTTGCGCTCGAAGCGTCCACAGTTTGCGCTTTCCAGCCGCTCCGCGTTTGGCAAAAGACCAAACCTCAAAGCGTGCCGGTGCTGCTAGCCATTGGCGCACGCGTGGTTCCTCAAGCGATTTGCGAACGCGTGCCGAGTGACCGCTGCCGCTAGTCACTTGGACGCCGACAACGCCCGTGCCAGGTGCCTCCAGCAAAATCAAATCAATGCAGCCAAACAAGTCTTGGCGCACCCGTGCGTGCGGGTTCCAGCGTTCCACTACTTGCGCCGTCCAACCGTAGCGGCGGCAAAGCGCAAGTGCTCGCTGCGTTGGGCTGGTGCTCACAGCGGTATGCCGTCGCGCACTTTTTGGTGCAGCTCGGCGAGCTGATCGAGCAAGGGCTGGCGTTGCCAGTGCGGCACCTGCTCTAGCTGCACATGTATGTCCAGCATTTGCTCGGCGATGTCTGCGGGTATGTGCTGCTTGTTGTAATCGTCGTGTCCGCTGCCGCGTTTGCGGTGGCCTTGGTCTTTGCGTTGACGTTTACGCTTTGGCTTGCGCTTCATTTTTGTGCAATGCCCCAAACCTTGGCCATGCGACCCGAACGCAAGCGGCGGGTTAATCCGGTATCAACAAGCATCTGCATATCTACTAGCTCGCGCCGCCGTGTGCGCAGGCCGCTTTCGCTCTGATCCGCGACGTTGTCCATTGTCGCGTACACGTCGCGCAGTTGCTCGTCAGTCAGTTTGCCAAAGCGACGGAACGCCGCTAGCACGTTGTTGCGCTTGCTTGTCATGTGACAAACCGACGCCGCAGCTTGTCGGCTAGTCTTGCCATCGGTACATCGAGACTTGGCACGCATCAACATTGCAGCCATCTGGCGGGCTTCGTGTGGGTCGCAGTCACCCGTCGCAGCAATCTGCTGCAATCGTTCGGGCGTCATTGGCCACCCCCATACAGGCGGTGCCCGTCCAGGTATAGCGTCTTGACCTGCTTTATCGTCCAGCCCATTTCTTGGGCCACGGTCGCAGCGTCTACGTGGTCGCCATGGATGCGGCAATACACAAGTTGCGCGTCGCGTTCGTGGCTAAACTGTTCCGGGTCTTCCCCCTCGACGGGCTGCGCTTCGTAGTGCATTCCGTTGCGGTCAGTCTTGCCGCGCGTCTCTGCGTGCCTGTCAAGCGTTTTGAGGGCTTCCAGCACGTCCGTGGGGTTAGATAGCAGCCCAGCCAAATAACGGCGCTGTAGCGGCTCTCTGGATTCGTTAGAGGCGACCCAACGCTGCAACCGCTCAATCTGCTCGGTCGTGACGCCGTGCGTGGCTAGCTGCTCGGCAATCGCCCACCGGGCACGGCTGGATAGCAGGAAGACGCCAGCGGCGACCATGGCAGCCTCTACATCGCCCACGCTGGTCGCGTTCTGGTGTGCGGGCTTGCTGCTGTCTGTCTCCCCTGTAGGAGCAGAGCAGCGAGCACCCACACCCACCTGCTTGCTATCGGGTACAGACCCCCCCTCCCCCACACGGATACCATCGCCACCCTGATGTTGCAAGTTCATCTTGTCGGCTCCTGTGTGTCGCGGTCTTGGTAGGCTCGCAGGTTGCCTTGCAGCAGCTCAATTGGGAGCTGTAGCCAGTCGGCTAGGGCTTGCACAGTGCGATGCTGCACGCGCTTGGTGGTGCGATCACGCAAAGCTCGCAGCGTGACGCGGGAAAGGCCCGTTTCCTGCGCAATGTGCGCGACGGACCAACGATCGAAAATGGTCTGAATGTCCATGGGCGCAGCCTACCGACGCGTGGACAGATCCGGCAGGAAAAGATCAAGAAATGTTGCGCTGCACCCGAAAATGTGGAAGATTCCAGGGTGCGGCGGGCGTGGTGCCAGCCGCTCAACACTAGGCAAACATGAAAAACCAACAGCAGAAAATAGAAGCGGCCTTAACGGCGCTTAATTCGTACGTGGAAGCCAGCAAGCAAGATGCGCTTGAGGATGTGCAAGATCATGCCCTTAGCGCCATGCGCGACGCGGGTTATGACTGGGAAGCTGACGAGCAGTTAATGCACTATTGCTTGAAGGCGACAGATGAAGAGTGTGCCGAGGCGACGCTGCTGCACTTCAAGCGATGGGTCGAGGAGCAGCAGCCGGTGCTAGGCGACGACCCCGTTGCACGGGCGCAGCAGTTGGCCGCTGACGTTGCGGCGCAGGACGGATTAAACGAAGGGGGCCAAGTAATGTCTGCCAAATCAGTTGATGGCAACAGGATTACCATCCCCGATCTACCAGCATGGCCCAGACCATCGGCAACGTGGCAACAACTGCAAAAGGTTTACGACGGTCTGTGCAAACTGATGGCCATGGACGCATGCGGACGCTCGCCGTTCGCCTGCGCCGACATGGTCGGGCAGGACGAGTTGTTCGAGATCCAAGACGCGCTTGCACGGCTGACGCTGTCGGTTGCCAACTTCACAGGCCAAGCCGAGGGGTTGGTTAAGCAGTTCCCGTACATCTATGGAGCAGAAGGCAATGAGTAATGCCACGCGCATGCTGCCAGCATGCAAGCACGAACGCCGCGCACTAGGGTGGGCAATCCTGTGCTGCGGCGAGGTCACCGACTACGGCGAAGACAGCGACAACAAGACGCTTGACGCCATCGGGCACGACCTTTGCGAACTCATCAGCAGCGGGCAATATCCCATGCTGCTATCGGTCGGCGACTGCATCGATTGCAAGATGGTCGAGGCAAACATGGCCGACGAAATCCGCAACCGCTACCGCGTTCGCGTCACGCTTGGGAGGGTAACCCTGTGAGCGACTACAGAGATAAGCGCGGGCGCTATCGTGCCCGCACCCGCATCGATGAGATGGAGTTGTACGGCGCGTGTGTTGCCATTGGCTTGCTGATCACTAGCCCGTTCTGGGCGTTGCAGTTGTTTCTGTGGGCATCTACGCAACTGGCAAAATACATGCAGGGAGGCATCTAACTATGGTCGAGAATCAGACCAAGGCAGTTAAGGAAGGCGGGCACTGGTATCAAAGACACGACGACGGCACCGCCTCGCAGTTGTTGACTGTGCCAAAGGCAAGCGGCAAAGGTGAGAAGGCAACGACACTGCGCGAGGCGCGGCTGATGCAACTTGCACCGGGCTGCACGACGATCATTCGTCAGGCGTCCAACTTTCACTTGCAGCTCTGGCAAAAACGTCAAGCGATCATGTCGGCGCTGACCTTGCCGCGATTGCCAGATGAGTCAGAAGCCGACTGGCTGCAACGTGTAGAGTTCGACATGGACGAAACTGCGCGAGCGTCAGCTAAGGAAGGCACACGCATACACGGCGCAATCGAGCAGGCTTTGCAGAATGACCCAATAGACGAGAATTACACCAAGCACGTCGGCGGCGTGTTGGCGTTGCTTGACAGCATGGCGGGCG